GGTAGCTAAGGTGTCTACTTTTTTAAAAAAAGAACTAAAGGAAAATAACTTTGCTGTAGAAGAAATACAAGACAATGTTTTATTAGTAAAAGATTTTATCTTGGATGAAGAACTAGAAGAAATTTTTGACTACATAAATAATGCAAAAGAAGAAGATTGGTTAATTGAGTACACAACAAATCTAAAACGTTTTTGTATGGAAAAATTTGGAAGAGATGATGTTGAAAATCTTGTTGCTGAGGGAAAATTTGAAATAACTCAAAATTGGAATGACAAAAATTTAAATATAAGACACACAGACCTATACCAAAAACTATATACCAGATTAAGCGAGCTGATTAAAGTATCAAGTGAAGACTTACACCTTTCTGGATTTGCAACAATACAAAGAATGCAAGAAGGAGTTGAGTTAAAATCACACACAGACCAACATACAGATCCATCAATTAAATATGCCACAATTTTATATTTAAATGACGATTATGTTGGCGGAGAACTTTTCTTTGAAAAAAATGGACTAGAAATTAAACCTGAAAAAAAATCTATGCTTATTTTCCCTGGGAATGATAAATTTGAGCACGGAGTAAAACATGTAGGAAAAGGACCAATAAGGTATGTCTTAGTTGGTTTTATAAAAATAAACAACTTTTATGAAAATAATAAATACTAAAGAAATGAGAATAATATGAAAAAACAAATTCTAGAAGAAAAGGTTTATTATTATGAAGATTGTATTAAAAACTTTGACGAGCTAATGAAAACAATTGATGAGCTAGACGCCATGGAAAAGTCTGACGGTATATCATCATGGACAGACTGGACAGCCTCTAACGATAAAAGCTTTATTTATGGACTAACAAAAACATATGATTTAGGTGAAATAACAGCCATGGAAGATCCATATAAGTCTAAAATGCTATATGTGTACAATACAATCTATGATTCTTTTTATGAGGTATGCAAAGATTATGCTACTGCAATGGGAGACTTAGAAGAGCCAAACCTTTTCCCTGTATTTAATATAAAAAAATATAGAGCAGGAGTAGGAATGGGATCACACTTTGATCAAAATGATGGAGACATAACTCTAAGGTACTCTTTTAACATATATCTAAATGATGACTATGAAGGCGGAGAAGTTTCTTTTACCCTTTCAGACTATGAAAATAAGAATAAGGTTAAGTCACCTGAATTGGATTACGACATTGCAATAAAAGGAGACACAATTGACTTTGCTGTAAAACCAAAAGCAGGAAGCATTGTTATCTTCCCATCAGCTGCACCGTATTATCATACTGCTCATTTAGTTAAAACTAACTTTAAGTATATGATTCCAGGTCACTGGATACACAACAATATGCAAATGCGTAATCGCTAAATTTAATAAACATGAAAACAGCAATAGTTACAGGAGCGAGTAAAGGTGTTGGCTATGCCACTGTAAAACTTTTGTCTGAAAATGGATACAAAGTTATTGCTGTTTCAAGAAATTTATCAAAAATAAACGAACTCGTATCTGACAACATTGAAACATATCAAATGGATATTACTAGTCCTTCTCAAATTAAACATTTTTTTGAAAAATATAAAGATATAACACTTGACCTTCTTGTTAATAATGCTGGAGGTGGAGCAAGCCCTACCTTTATTATTAATGAAACAATGGAAAACTTTAGAAGGGCGTATGACATAAATGTTGCGGGACCAATGTTTTTATCTCAACTATTTGTTCCATGCATGAAAAAATCAGAATCTCCAACCATTATATTTGTAACATCTTTTGGCGGTAAAATCCCTTATCGTAGTGGAGGAAACTATACAAATGCTAAACGTGGAGAAAGAGGCCTTATAGATACTATGAGACTAGAGTTTCCAGAGTATGGAATTAAGATAACAGAAATTTGTCCAGCAACTATTGATACTCAAGAGCAAAAAAGAGACAATGCTTTAAGTGCAAAAGACTTAGCAGAAACAATTTATTGGGTTGGGTCTTTGCCAAAACATTTAAATATAAATCAAATAGAAATGTGCCACATAAATAGTAGTAAGTTTTTATGATAAAAAATTTTGATAGTTTTTATTTTTTGCATATTCCTAAAACTGGAGGAAGACTATATCTTGTTAATTTTCTTGAACCAATATATAAGGATATAGAAAAGTCAAATATAAATAATATCAAGGATAGAATAAACACAAGTGATCACTCTCAATGGAGAAGTGAAATAACTGATTCTACATACGTAACAACTCTTTTTAGAGATCCATGCAAACAGCTTGTTAGTCTTTATGTTCACGGACTTACAGTTAGTGAATTTAATACCATAAAAGATACTTCTAGTCTAACAATAGACAAAGAAAACTTTCTATCGTGGATTAAAATACATGAAGAAGAAATAAAAAATTATCAGTCTAAAAATTTAATGTTTTCAACAATTAAAGCAGAAGAAAGTTTTTTTACAAAATTTAGAGATAATTCTTTTATAACAAAAGAAAATGTTTTAAACAGAATTAATAAAATATCTTTAATTCTTAAACCAGAAACTTTGTCAGAAAATAATATTAAAACAATTCAAAACACTATAATGTCTGATTTAGGCATAAAACAATTTCAAGCTAACAATATAAAATATCAGAGAGAAGTATACAGAAGTATGCATTCAGAATTTGTATATAATTCTTTAACAAGTAAAGACAAAGAATATCTTTTGTCTTTAAGCAATATAGACTCTGAAATTTATGAAACTAAAAAAATATTCTTTAGTTTATAAATATTGACCTGGAAACTTTTTCATCCAGGCTTTAGTTCTTTCTGTTAAACCTTTCCAGGCAGCCCAGTTCTTTCCACCAGCACTCATATGATATGCAATTTGTGAATTTATTACTGGGTTGAATAAATCAGAGTTTGATCTTAGATTAAATTTTTCTCGTCTTTCAGGACCTAGATTGCCAATCATATTAATTTGAAAAATACCATATGAGCTGTCTCCAGTTCTTGAATTTCCGTTAAAGGCTATTGGTCTTCCGTTAGACTCTTTTTTTGCTATAGCCCAAGCCTCTTTAAGTTTTTTGCCTTCAAAACCAACTGCACCCAAAAGCAAGTATAAATCTTTATCTGATAAAGTTGATGCATTTTTGTATTTATTAAGAATAGATTGCTTAGAAACAACAAATGCCGCTTTAGGGGCGGCAGCTGATTCCTTAGATATAGATTGTTTTAGTAAATTATTCTTGGGGGTAGCGTTAGCGTTATTAGCAAATACCGCTGAAGAAGCCACCATTAATAATACCCCAAACCACACTTTAGTTTCTCTCATAGTTTTTACCTCCTAAGAAACGAATGAGACCCACTTTGGTCTCATAATTAAGTATATCATGTTTCTACTGACAAGTACAAGTCAATGTCCGATTTGTACATTATTTTAATGATAAATTTATAATAAAATATATTATTTTTTTTGAAGTGGTATAATAGAATGACTATGGCTACAGGAATAACAACTAATTACGATATACCTTTTCCACTATCTAGCGACCCAGTAAACGTTCATGGGGATATGCAGTCTCTTGCAGAAACAGTAGATGCTGTTTTAAGAGACATCTTAAAGACATATTTGGCTATTGGAGTGCATAATGACAGTGGGGTAAATATTGCTAAGGGAGATCCAGTTTATATTACTGGGTATTCTTCAGTTGCTGGTTTTGCTACCGTTGCAAAATCTCAATCTTCAAATAGTGCTACTTTCCCAGTTTTAGGTTTGGCCCAAGAAGCAATTGGAAATAATGCAACAAGCAGTGTAATTATTTCTGGTGTTTTTGATGGTATAAATACAAACTCATATCTTGCTGGAGACAAACTTTATGTTGGTGCATCTGGCGGACTTACAAAAGTCAAACCATCCAATGCTTCAGTAGTTGCTATTGTTGCTAAATCAAATACTTCAGGTATAATTATTGTTGGTCAGCCAAAAGGCAACGGTACTTGGGGATCACTAAAAGAAGGATTAGCATAATGGCTACATACAGAGGACAAGAAACACAAAGCACATATGACATTGGCGAAAAGCCACCATTTGTTAATTGGACATTTGTAAAAGGAGACACATCAGCATTTTCTGTATACCTAACTGATGATGCTGGGGTACCACTAAATATTCCAGATTGGGATATTTCTATGCAAATTAAAAGACCAACAACAAATCCAGTTGTCTCTGGAGAAATAACAGATACTGCAAACTTACTTTATACCTTAACTCCAGCTCCAGCAAATGATGATGATGACGGAGAGTTTACAGTTTCTTTAACATCTACACAAACAGCAGCATTGCAAACAAACGATATTTTTGATATTGAGGTTTCTCTAGAGCAAGACCAAATTGTATGGACAGTTGCACAGGGCAAGATTATAGTTCTTGAAGATGTGACACAATAATGGCTTCTGCTGTTATAGTTGACAAAAGTCCAGTAAAAACAAAAAGAATAAAAAATTCTTCATTTGCTGTTAAAACAATTAAGCAAAAAGACATAAAACTTACAACAATAAATCAAACACTTCCGTTTAGAATTAGGTTTACTGCTGTAAATGTGCCTGCAATTTCAGCTCAAAGTGTTCCTCCAATTCCCTTACAAGTTATTGGCTTTAGTAATTATATTATTTAAAATACATGATATAATTCATCTATGGCTAAATTATCAATATCAAGTATAAAGTCTCTATTCCAAACTGGAGATCGTCCAAGTCAAGCAAACTATGAAGATTTGATTGACAGCACCTCTGCAAGATCAACAGATCTTGGTTCAGATGGAAATAATGAGGTTACAATCAATGGTATTGAGAACTCAACAATTTTTGACAATTTTTTAGCAAGTGAGTGGAGATCAGTAAAATACTTGATCTCAATTAAAAAGACTTCTGGAGGCGCAAATAAATATTACGCCACAGAATTAACTATAGTCCCTGATAATATAGACGTAAGTGTCAGTGAATATGGAACAGTAGACAATGATGGGAATATTGGCACCATCTCCGTGTCTAGAGCGGGAGACACAGTTTCATTAACTGTAGTTCCAGTGGGAGGGCAAACCCCTATAACCTTACGCTATTTGCGTATAGGATTAAAGGCTTAACC